AGAGAAGGCTTCGCTTTCGCATCCCTCTAATCCATATTATTCAGCGTCACATGTATTCCTCCAAATGAAGGAATAGACGTGCTGGCATTCGTGACACTTGTGGCTTCTCCACGATGCCCTATGTTCAACACACTGGGACGACCTATTAAATCTGCCGCTGTAAGGAAATATGTGATTTTCCCTACAGGCGCCGTGGGTGGTGTTAGATAATTTACAACAACTGGTGTCCCTAAAGGGCCCATACCACTATACAAAAACGTGCTAAATTTCCCTGCTGTTGTATGCTCTAGCCCAATATTCACATCAATTCTCATTTTAGATACACCAGGTATAATTAGGTCACGGTATCCCCCAATATCAATAATTCCTGAAGTGGTAACTCCAGAATTGTTTATCACCGTATTTCTCAAATTACTACCCTGTAGTCCAAGACTAGAAGTATATATTCTATAATACCCAGGATTTGCCGTTTTTACAAAGGCTCTATCATCAAATCGTTCTCCCCGTGAGCGAACGAATTTTACCATTGGCCCAATGGATTCTGTTATACTTTTAAGGGAAGTAAGAGAATTTATACAGTCGTATAGAGCCGAAGAGCTGATATACCCATGTGTATATGTAAGTGTACCCATATCTCTCAATAACTGGGATGTACTTATATAGGAGGAATTTCCAAGTCCTCTCACGGTGCTTTGTATTATTTTATCCTTGTCAGTTAGCACATTTTGAATAACAGTACTAAGACCAGTCTGAATATTATATACAGGCGAAAACTCGGTGATCGAGCTTATAAATTCCAAAGAACTCATCCATTTCAAATGACCCGATGAGCCAATAACCGGGGCAGAGCCTGGTTGAATATATGTATTTGTTTGTTCAGGACGAAATGCAATTATATTACGAGCAGTTAATATATCTGATTCTACATAATTTCCATATGCCGCCATTTATAATAAATGATAAAAAAATTTAATCCGTATTATCAAGCGTCACATGAATCCCTCCTGAAAGCGGAATAGTTGTTGTGATTGTGCCCAGGCGGTCAAGGGAGTGACAGAGTCTTAGTGTGGCATTGTTAGCTATATCATTGGAATTCAATAAAAAGCTTACGTTCGCCAGAGTTGCCACATTACTATACGACGACATAACAACGGGCAAACCTACAGGAATTGTCGCCCCAGCATTCATCAAAAACGTGCTTATGAAAGCCTCATCCGAATTGCCACGTGTTATACCCAAATTTGTATTGATATCAACCCTCATTTTCGAGCTGCCGACAATATGCCGTGAATATCCCCCTATGTTAATTACTGCAGATTGTGCAATCTGCCCTGCTTGTATAATCGACCCAGTCAAATTAGTTCCTTGAAGGGCAAGGCTTGATTGATAAATCTTATATTCTCCAGGATGTAAGGTGCTAACATACCCAACATTTCCGAAGTTGCGCGAAATCCCATCTGTAAATTTCAACGTCGCTGCAAGATTGGATAAATTCCCGAGATTATTTATACAATTAAATAAAGTCATGCTGCTTATATATCCACCGTCTCCTAGCCGTTGAATGCTATCATATAATTTGGAACTACTCACGTATCCAGAAGAGCCAAGGCCGGTTACGGTGCTGGTCATCGTAGATGTAAGCGTAGAATAAAAGGCTGTAGAAAGACTACTTAGACCAGGCCGTATCATTCCAAGCATTCCCATAAATGAATTGCTCAACGTAGGAATACTTACTGTGCTGAGGAATTCATAAGGCTCCTTCCATCCAACAAGGCCCTGTCCAACAATTACCGGAATATAATTATCTGGTATAGATTTGTCTGTGTTAGGGTCTTTCACAATAAGGTCACGTATTATAAGAGTTGTGGTATCTAGTGTAATTCTTGAGGCCATCTTTTCCTCAACTATTAGGGCTCTTTATATTTAGACTGATGGGAAATTAAAACGGGCAGGTTGCCCGTTTTTTGCCCCATCAGTCGGTCGCTCCAACGGGCATTTCAAATGCCCGTTGGTCTAAGAAGCCATATATTCCTCTTACACAGAATTCTGGACACTTACGAAAATAGAGCCAGTTGAGCCATAATAGGGAGTAAATCTATTATTGTGTAATCCTTGTTGAAATCCGCCATAATTGATTGTGTCCTCAGGCATGTAATGATACAAAGAATAATTACTCTCATAATTCAATACAGTATTTTTAGGAACCGATATGCGTATAGGCTGTTGGAATGCATTGGAAGAATCTATGAAACGAATATTATTTGGGCTAGCAGGGTCTGATACAACACTCATTCCATTTGCAGCAAAGAGATAATTGGTGGTCGTCGTGCTATATAATAATTTATCATTTCCATATTTCAGTAAAGTAGATATTGGGAAACATAAGGGTGTATTTATAGCAGAGCCGGTGCCCAACTTGGAAAACAAAATAGTAGGAAAGGCTTCCACAGTAATTCTAGAATTGGAATTCGTGAAACTGCTAAAAGAATCTAGGCGTATAGTCGCCGTTGAGAATTCCATATTAGTATTAGTTGTTCCTATAACTTTGCCAGCCAATTGAGTTCCAGGCCGTGGGCCAGAATATGTCATGCTGCTTTGGAAAAACGTGGAAACATAATATATTGTTCCAATATTTGTAAATATATTCGTATTTGAACCGCCTATAATAGAAACATTACCAGCGTTATCATATCGTATATTCAATGCGAGAGAGCTGAGATAACCAATAGACCCAAGACCTTCCACTGTGCTTCGTAAACCGCTGGTACTCACATATCTCGATGCTCCAAGACCTGCAACAGTACTTTGTAAGCTAGGTGTGCTAATGTAAGAAGAAGTAGTTCCGAGTCCATCAATAACCGTCTTTAGTCCACTTGTGCTTACATAGTCAGAAGAGCCTAAACCGCTCAAAGTACTTTGTAAGGCAGTTTGTAAGCCACTCGTGCTTACATAGCCAGAAGAGCCGAGACCGGCCACGGTGCTTTGAAATGAAACTGGGGCCGTTATTGAGCTCACATACCCGAGTGAGCCTAGACCGGTGATAGTGCTTTCTAGCCAACTGCTGCTTACATATCTCATGTTTCCAAGTCCAGCAACTGTACTTTGTAAACTAAGGCTGCTAATATAGCCATTCGAGCCAAGATTGTTAACCAGTTCTTGGCTAATTGCGCCTGTTGTTTTTGCATCAATGATTCCACCAAGACTGCAAAGAGAAGCAAGATATGTTGTAGAAATAAATCCGATAGTGCTTGTATTTACATAAGTTACCGTGGAGAAAGAGCTGAGTGTTGACGGTAAGAAAGAAACCATCGGACCTCCAAAGGTAGACAAGGAATCCAAGACCCCGTTCCAAGCCGTTCCGCCACGCCCATCTGTAATAAGACTATTGCCGGCTGCTATAAATCCTCCCGTATCAGGGTCTAGGGCATATACCCGACGAAGCACGATTCTATCGGACATGTTATCCCTCTTCTTAGAGGAGCGTTTGTATTTCTCAAGAGAATCATTCGCACAATCAGATGACGCAAGGAGGAGGTTTATTACAACTCGTCGCCCAGGGAAAACAGGATGTTTTCCTTACCGGTAATCCTCAAATTACATGGTTCAAGATGGTATATCGCCGTTATACGAATTTTTCCATGGAATCTTCCGTCATTCAGTTTGACAACCAGGCAGATTTCGGGCGAAAAATAACTACGACTATACCGAGAAAAGGAGACCTCCTCGGCGCTCTGTGGCTAGAAATAGAGCTTCCGGCTTTGACCAATTCAGCAACAGGTGCTAGACTCTCTTACACAAACGCCACGGCCCATGCCTTGATTCAAGAAATAAGCATAGAAATCGGTGAGCAGGAAATTGACAAGCAGACGGGTGAATGGATGGAAATGTATTCCAATTACGTGATTACACAAGATAAGGTTCATGCTTGGAATGCCATGATTGGTAAAGTAGCCGGCGGTTCTCAAGGAAATAAACCAGCGAGTAACGTTGGACTCTACGGCCCCTTGTATTTATATGTTCCTCTCCGATTCTGGTTCTGTAAAAACGCTGGACTGGCACTTCCTTTGATTGCGCTACAGTACCACCCGATTCGTATTAACATTACACTGCGCCCTCTTTCACAGATGTTTATAAATGATACCCCAACAACTTCGCCATGCGATGTTAGTGCAACTTCTGCCACAATTACCTCTATGAATCTATACGGAGATTTCATACATTTGGATGTGCAAGAGAGGCGCAGATTTGTAGCGAATTCGCATGAATATCTCATAGAGCAAGTCCAGTATACAACATATCCCATTGATGCGACGGCTACCAGTGTACAAGTCCCTATGGAATTCAATCATCCCATTCGTGAAATATATTGGGTTATCCAACGTCAAATGTCGGTAAATGCGCATCAGTGGTTTAATTATACAAACTTATCCATTAACGAGAGTGGCAAGTCGTTTAATTTAATCAATACGGCCTTGCTTCGCATTGAAGGGTTTGATAGGTTCGATACGAGAAAGGCCGATTATTTCCGACTCGTTCAGCCGTATCAGTATCATACGGCGATTCCTATCAACGATTTCGTGTATTCATATTCTTTCTGTTTCAGACCCGAAGATACTCAACCGAGCGGAAGCATGAATGCCAGTCGCATAGATAGTATGACTTTACAACTGGAAATGGCGAACACGACACAAACGCTAACTTCCGTTTATCAAGGTCCTGCCAGAGGTCCCGCGAATGTTCGTGTATATGCCTTGAATCACAATGTCCTCAGAATCGTCGACGGATTCGGGGGACTTTTGTTCCGGATATAAACCGTGTCTTTTCCGGCATATCAAAGCTATCGTAACTTTAGTAATGGTCTGGGAATTCCCCGCCGTTTCACAATCAAGAAAGGAATTCTGGGGGAAGCCGCAATATACGAAATCAGGTATGTGGTGGTTTACATTGGTGTTTGGATTCTTTGGTTTACACCACTTTTTACTCAGGTCTCCGCAAACGGGCCTTATATTTTTATTAGCAAACGTCATATCTCTTGGGTATCTATGGTTTTATGACTTGATACAACTATCAAGCGAGGATAAAGGTGGCGTGAACGACGATAGTCTAGACAAACATGGATTATCTTGGGGATTTGGTGCCTTGGGTCTCGCGAAAGGTATGTGGATTCCTGGTAATGAAAATGAAGCTAAAAGTTCTGCTTCTGGTTCTACTTCTGCTTCTGCTGCTTCTGCTTCTGCTTCTGCTTCTGCCTCTTCAACGATTAAGCCTTCTATTCTACATCCCCACGGTCTAATTTCTGACCAAGAAGCCTTACAGCTTGGGTATAAAATGAAAATCCCGCAAACTGGATTATATTTACAGCCCCAAAAGGTTCAGGAAGAAATTACAGAAGCCCAGAAAAAGAAAAATCTTGGGCAAGATGAAGGCCAACAGGTTCTTGAAGAAACCCAGAATAATAATGAGGATCCAACAAAGCCTGTTCAAACGGGAGGAGCAAATAGCGACGGTCCTCCTAATCCATTCTTTTTTCTGGCCTATGCCATATTGATACCCATCGCCCCTTTGGCACAACTCATTGCAGGTGATAATTACAATTCCATTTCAAGAGTCTTGGACTTAACCATTGTGCCAGGAGGATTTTTTTGCTATATGGCGTCCATCATTTATGATTATATAATATTGTTTTTATTTCCTGCAGATTTGTTGGTCTTTGGAAGTAAGCGGTTCTTCCCTTTTACGTTTCTAGGAATGGACCCTGACAATCACAGTCCCAATATAACAGCAAATGTTGATTATGCGCCGTGTCCTCCAGATAACATGTTTATCTCATTGATAAAAATAATGATACCCTTGGCGAAACAAATTCCAGGAGTTTCTGTTATGGCAACGGCTGTTGAAACAGCACTGGCCACGGCCCAAGTTGTGAAAACCCAGGTTATAGACGAGGGTGTGAAAAAAGTCCAACAGGGAGTGAAAGTTGTCGGCCAAGTAGGACAACTTGCTTCAAGCCTGCCTGCCGCTGCAGCATCTGTAGGGGGGGTGGCTTCTTCTTTGGTTGCTGCCTCTCCTATGGCCAGTGCTCCTCTTCTACCCACCTCCCCGCTTTCTAGCCTTGCAGCGTCGCCTTCTAGCCTTGCGGCGTCGCCTGCCCAAAGGGCACAAAGCCCACCTGTAAGAGGGACAATGGTAGGAGGGGCAAGACAGATAAAAGAAACCTCATATAATTCCCTAGAATATCTCACACTCGGCAGCTTGGCGGCACTCGTAGGTGGCGGCCTCCTGGTCGGCATAAACAGGGGCCTACAAAATTATACATACACGGGAAAGGATGATTCCCCTCCAAACGCAGGAAGAGTTTGAGAAGCTGTATAGACAAGATGAGCTAGCGGCACCTATTCTCATTTACTTCACCGCCACCTGGTGTCGCGCGTGTAAGAAGTTGGATTGGGAGTCTATTCAATCTGAGTTTCCTGACCTGACCATTTACAAGTGCGACGTTGACGAGAATTCTTATACGCCTGGCTACTGCAGCGTTAGCTCCATTCCCCACATGCTCATCATGCATCCTTCCAAGGAGCTGGAGAACATTGCCACCAGCGACACAGCCAAGGCGAAGGAGTTCATTCGCCTCAATCTGACCAATGTCAAGCAAAAGCCAGTCTAAAGTAAGATTCTTGAATAGAATAAGTATGCCAATAGAACTTACTAACATTCGTCAAACATATAGAGACCAATTGCCTTCTGGTCACTATGATATGATAATTATTAGTTTAGTTCATCAGGGTCCAGAAATGTTATATTATATGGCAGAAAATATTAAGAAATACGTGAAAGGCAGATTTTTATGGGTTGTTCACTATAATAATGAACAACACATAGACGAGAATACTTTACCGCCTTGGGCATGGATTGTTCGTGACACGATTAAAACAAAACATTCCACCAGACTACTTCTTATGGCGATAAACCAAGCGTTAAAGTTTGCAATCGCCAATGTCACATCAATAAATATAATGGCAATTTCCTCTGGCTCAGCTTTTTTTAGAGATTTTATAGTACCTACATGTAAAAAAATCTCATTGATTTCACATGAAGTTAAATTGGACTCACCTGGAAAAAATTATGCGCATATAGAGGAAATAGACGTCTGCCATATGGGTAAGTGTACACAATATTTAGAATCAGTCGGTTCATTTGGTTGGCAATATAAACATGGAGGTGATTCAGATGTAGAATTTCACACATTCGTTAAAAATCGCGAATTTAAATATCTAAGAGGATGCCAATGGCCAGGTCAAATTTGGCCGTATGAAGTTGGCAAAATGCTAGTAACAGATATAAGAGAATTGGATAATTCAAATTTACATGAAATCCTACGGTACGCCCCTGAAGAACTTTACTTTTCAACATATGCCTATAATTATGCAAAAACGAATAATATAGCAATTGACTTTGTAGAAGTGATTACAAATTGGAACAATGGTTATGAAATACAGAATGTCCATTATATTGACATTCTAAGAAGATCATATGAAGGTGGTTCGGCAGTGTCTAAGCTTTCAGATAATATACATAATCCTGTACGCCAGTTCTTACTATTGTGAACATGCAGAAGCAGAATCAGCAGTCCCAGAATAAATAACCATCTCTTTTACACTACCGTCGGGAAATACGCGGACTCTCGTAACTTTTGCCTTTAAAAGAAGCGCTTTTATCATCGCTTCTTTTAAACCATCGGGTCCGAAAAAAATATATTTTTTTTGCTGACCTTCGCCTTCCACTTCAACAATATGTAAATACGTCCTATCTTCCATCTAAGAACTCCCGCGAATATGTTCAGGAATTCCACTCTTCGTCCACTCTTCAGGCAGACCATTTGCTAGCCACGTCACCGTATTCAAGACCCAGCTCGCCGATCCCCCAGAATGCCCGTCCTGGTCCATCTCCTTGAATACGATGGCGGCAATCGGGTCCGTCTCCTTCCCATCATACGAGCACCGATTTGCCCGAATAAGCCCACCCCCCTTGATATACTCCCAGGTCGAAGGATATACCTGTGCCGCCTTGTTTCCGCCGTCAATGGCGTGTTGTAGATATAGCTTACTGGTCTCGTCCGTGAAAGAAGACAAATCAAACAACTGCTCAGAAGACATTTCCGTGAAGGAGGACTTCTACCGTAGCGTACGCCCAAATTTCATTTTTTTTACACCCGCAAATCCTAGATGGAGTATGATTATATTATCGTCGGCGCAGGCATCGCCGGTCTTCACTGCGCATTAAGAATATCGAAAGCCTTTCCAAAAGCCACAATTGCCATAACAGAAATGTACAATTACACTGGTGGAAGAATGTTTACCTTCCATCAATCTGACCCTTCTTTATCCTGGGAATCGGGCGCAGGAAGAATCCACGAATCCCACAAGAATACGCTACACTATGTAAAACACTACGGACTCACCCTTTTTCCCATTTCCTCCCATTCCCAGTGGATTTCGGAAGAGACTGCCACACCCTCCAAAGATATCTGGCCGTCCCTATCCGACATTTTCACAACCGCCATGGAAAATCTTCACCCTGCAATACTCGCCACACATACCGTGGAAGATATACTACAATCCAATTATCTCACCCAACGCTTTCCCTATAAATCTGAGCTATCGACCATGCGCGCCGACATCGCCCTCAAATCCCTAAGCGAAACAATGGGTTCTTCCGAGGGTTTTTATGTTGTGAAAGAGGGGTTTTCCAGTCTTGCGAATAAAATGAAGGCAGACTTGGTAAAGCGGAAGGTGGTCTTTCACTATAACCATAAGGTTGTTCATATCACAGGAAACACCCTACATTTCAAAGGACAGAGTTCCATGAAAGGAAAGAAAATCATTCTCGCCATTCCCAGTGAGGCCTTGAAATCCATAAGCCCATTCCACAATGTTCCCGCCCTCAAACACATAATGATGAAACCCCTTCTCAGAACATACGGCGTCTTTCCATCCAAGGCATGGTTCCACGGAATTCCGCGGACCATTACCGATTCTCCATTGAGACATATCATACCCATTGATTCCAAGAAGGGTATCATCATGACCTCTTACACAGACGCTGAAGACACCAAGTCTTGGACCCGAATCCTGGAATCCAAAGGAGAAATCGCTCTACAAAATGCCATTATGAAGAAAATAAGGGAATTATTTCCTGAGCTGACCATTCCGAATCCCATATTCTTCAAGGCACACCATTGGAAACACGGCTGCTCGTATTGGTTGCCCGGCCTGTATGATGTGAAAGAGAAAAGCACCAAACTTATGAATCCTTTACCTGCCGCGTATCCCAATGTATATGTCTGTGGAGAGAGTTATAGTTTGAAACAGGCGTGGATAGAAGGGGCCATTGAACACGCTGAAGAAATGTTGGAGAAGTATATTCTTCACGTATAAAAAGAAAGAAATGAGTCATATCCCGATTAACATCTTTCATATTCTCGTGGTAGCCCCGTTTCTCCTATACGTCGCCATTGTGCGTGGTCAGTTGGTGCCTTGGATATTTTCCGTCCTGACTGGTCTGGGCATTGTTATCCTTGTATACCACGGCTATAAAACATTTATCAAGTGGAAGGCGCAATCACCGAGTCTCTGGGTCAATGCTATACACTTCTTTGTAGTGGCCCCTCTCTTGATATATATTGGAAGCAAGGGATATGATACGCCCCGATGGGCGTATGAGATTCTGGCTCTTCTCGGATTTAGTGCTCTTGGATACCACATATATGCCATTATTATGCAAATCCAAGAAATGAATTCCGTAGGACCGGTAAAAAAATCTGGCACGGCAGACTCTTCAAACGCATAGGCCCTTCTTGACATTGTCGGCAGAAAGGAGGTCTGCGGGCAAGCAGTTCACTAGATGATAAATGAACGAGGGCTTGGAGTTGAACTGTGTCCCGCAGTGTGTACACTGGATATTTCCAGCCTCTGTCTTCCCTTGGAACTTGGCAGTCTCCGCAGGTAGGTGTTTGAGTAAGTAATGACTACGAAGACCTGCCTTCGTCATACTCTCAAACCCGCAGCAACTCTCTGGACAGACGAACTCCTTCTTCTTCTCTCCAGCGTGCTCTGGGTGCTTTGCAGCTATGTGATTATCAAGAGTCTGCTTTGCAGACGTCTCATAATTACAGTGCTCGCACTTGTGTTTGAAAGCACCCATGTGCTTTGCCTTAATATGCATATGAACCGTGCTCTGGTTCTTCTTGGTAAAATCGCAGTGGGGGCACTGGAAGCTACCGTCGGCTGTGCGCAGATATTCGAACGTCATTGGGAGGACCTTACCCCCGGCCGGCGGAAAAATTCAATTTTTCGGCTGGGGGCGCGGACAGCCACAACCCTTCTTACCGTTATATTCACGCCCCAAAAAAAGTTGAAAAACGGGCGCCTAATATAAGCAAGTCATTAAAAGAATGCTCTATACGACGGAAGCTTTTCTGTGCTCTCTAGCTATGCTCTTCTTATACTCATTGTGCGATACTTCCGCCGATAAGATTGCTGCAATCCAGGACCTGATTGAGGTGAGCCTACATGTCAAAATCGCCGCCCTGGAGAACAGGATTGACGAGGCAGAAAAGGAGATGTGGGCGATTGCCACGGAATATAGCCAGCTTCAGGAGGATTACCAGCAAACGAAGGGGGATTATGAGTATGAGACTGAGACATATAAGAAGCTCATAGAAGACGCTAAACCAGACCCAGGTGTATTCCAGGCCTGGACTGGGACGTTCGAGTACATGTTTTATGGCTACGATAAGATACGTGGCTTCGTTGAGATTATCAACACCGATGTATTCACAGCGGCAGAAAACAAGCAGTGGCTTGCTTCGACCAGCACGTTACAGCGTGACATCCTGGTGAAAAAACTCCTGGAGGCAGAGACATTTGCTCCGAAGACGTGGATTGTGCGCACTAGGGACACCTGTTTCATGGACTGGGTTGGCTGGACGGGCACCGTGACGTGCCGTGTGAAGATTTATGAGGGGCGCGAGAATTTCAGCAGGGT